GGTGCCGGGTGGATTGAACGGCATTAGTTTCACTATATCCCAGTTTAGATTTGTTGCGTATATTGGATTAACTACGGGTTCAGTGTTGGGGTGCAGTATCTCGGGCATCCATGCGCCCTCAAGGCCCGAATCCGGGTCCTTTCCCATGGGAAAAAAGCGTAACGTGTTATGGTGTTCACCTGCTTTTAAAATCCCGTCCGTATGGACCGACCCAAAAACATCATCCACGTGATTCTCCATTAAATCACGACCCAAAATTGCGCCGCCTGGTGTAGAATGAAGATATCCCAACCCTGATGATTGTGTCAACTCTCTAGATAAAACCATAAGAGGTAAAAAAAAGCTAGATATTTCCAGAGATTTATCAGCGTGCTTAATTTCATATATACCATCCATTGTACCGAAAACATCCAGTACCCCCACTTGAGGTACTGTAATGTCCCAACCGGCGGGGTTAACCCCGCCCTTATTGAAGAACCCCCCTCCCTTAAATACGCCCGGTCCCTGGGTCTCCATGGTATCTTCACCGGTGATTATACCACTGCCAAAAATATACCCGTTAACAGTTAAAATGGGCTCCAGTTTTCTTGGTAAACCCTCAATATTATTTTCCGGTGCAAATTCGGTTCGTGCCCATGTCTTTACATTATCTGGCCAATACAATAGAGGGGATCCCACTCCCCACTTCCTCGATAGAGACATCTTCAAATCATGCACAATTTGTAAATACGCACGAGTATTTGAGAAATTTGCTTGTACTTCAACACTATCGAACCCCAAATATTCACCAATACCGTCTACAAAATTAGTTGGTGGTGGAAGATAGGAATAGTCCTTATATGAATTATTATAGATACTCTGTACATCTCCATACGAAAATTGTTGCCAACTACCCAGAATGTCTAGTGATTCTTCAGCTTGACGAATCCAGCCTAATATAGCATCAGCGATCCAAACATGTTCATGGAAGAATTGCATCACCTTATTTGCCTCATTTCGTAAACCTACAAGTGTTCCACCGGTATTGGATGTTATCTTGCTAAGTTCATTATGGCAATATTTGGCATTTGCATACCGAAGGTGATTATTTCTTATACGAAGCTCTAAAAGCTCGCCTATTGTAATGGGAGTAACGTTGAGCTCATTATCGCTTTTATTACTGGCGTCCATGTCCGCATCCCCGTAATAATTATCAATGGCATGATAGTTCAAAAATGCAAGAATTGTAGCTCGACCACCCCCCCCAGGAGGAATAAGGTGACCCTCTAGATCCTCACCCCCCGCCATATATGGCTTAGACTGTTGGGTCGTCTCCTGCTTTTCGATAGTCTTACCTTCGTCACCCTGAAATAATAGGTGTGTACCTGTGCTTCTTTTCTTTATCTGGTTCGTGGCTGATTTACTTAGCTCACTAATGTGTCTTTGATGAAAAAGAGCTCGTTTTTTTTCATCACTAGAATCCGGCTTTGAAACTAAAAGTCTACGGCCACCGGGAGTAGGAGCATCAACTGCCTCACTAATAAATCCAGCATGTATCGAACCTATAACTTGTGACAAAGTAGGTATGCCTACATTTTGTATTGCTTTTCTAGAGACTTTTTGAGCTGGAACAAATGCCGGCATGCCACTTCGACGTGAAAGAGAACTACGTAAATTTGTCCTGGGTAAAGCGCCCATTGCGGCGCGGAGCTTCGCTGGCGGTGTCGATTTTACTAAAGAACTTACTCTTTGTCGCCGAACTAGAGCATCATTCTGTAGGGATGAATGTGTCTCGAATAGTGTAAGACGTCGAATGGGCGTTTTAAATTTACCCCTGCGAATTTTAAATGCCATTTGCTCGTTCCTCGTCAAAAGATAAACTGGTTCGTTTTGTTATAGTGTACTGGGGAGTTTCAGAAGACATTGCATAATTGTTCTTAAGAATCCTGGCACTGTATTTACGAGTGCCCACTAGGCTTCCAAGGGTTGTATCACGAAATGTAAAACCCCTATCGCTACCATGCATATGTACAACTCCTACAACTGCCTTTTGTCGCGACGTTTCCGCATATATAATGACAGAATCAACCATCTTCACCGCTCCATGTATAAAACCACTTACCGTAACTGAAGGACCTATCTCTGTATCTTCTGAAAAAATGGCTACTAATTTTTCTATAGACACATCCATCACCGGTACAGATAATTCTACATAACTAACATGGGATGTTCGGCCCTTCCAAAAAACATCTTTAATTTTCAATGTATCCGGATCATTCTTTATTGTTAATGCATTAACTGCGGGTAGTGTATTTGTCCTCAGTGTCGTCGAATTTTCAAATTTAGCCCGATCTTTCGCATAATTCCGTAACGTTAAAGCGTCTTTTTCGTCTAAAGTAATACCACGAATCAAATCAAAAATTGATGCTCGTAATAATCTGACTTCGTATAGATATTCATGGCCGCGGACGACATTTGCCGAATCCAGAAATTCTCCCGCTTCAACTAGTCCGTAATCTGTGGTGCCTCCAGTCGTTTTATCATATCTTATAACGTGAGCCTTAAGTAAAGACTCTACCCGACCTCTATTTGACCTAATTTCATCTAAGAAGGGAGTGGAAACACCACCGGCGGCTAGTGTTGTCAATACATCTGAAAATCCTGGCTCATTAAATCCCATCAAAATCTTAAAACGAGGACCAGTATTTGTCATTACCGCGGGACCCGTACTTATCCGGACACCCTCATCATACTTTGTTCTCCCTAAATACTCAAAATAAGCGCGGTATCCCCCCTGACTAATTGTTCCATCACTCTTCTGAAAAACGGCTGTATACTGATATGCATTGTTATCCTCAGGTGTAGAATGATAGAAAACAGAATTTTGTTTTGTTGTACTTAACCCAATTGGTCCCCCGTTTTCGCCATCCATCGTAAGAACGTTTACCCTTCTATACGGGGTTCCTATATCTGACGTGCTGCATGTGACATTTGTAACCTGGATTGCTATCTTTGTGATATCAATGCCTAGTATATTTGTCACTTCAATCTGGACTGCAGGACCTACCCTCTTAGGAATTAATATAGCGTTGCTGATATCCTGTATTTTCTGAACTGGAAATGATCTAACACCAGAAACTTCAAACGTGGTCGGCCACACCACAACAGATGAAAATTCATGACTTATCTTTCCATTGGATGATATTGCAAATGCCCTATAAATTGTTGGCCCATTATTTATTACACGATGCACATAGGTTGCCGAACGTGTATTTGAAGCATAAAGCTCCTTCAACCTGGACCACCCGGGGTATCCCCCCGAAATCAAAGTCGGCATGTCTATTTGTTTAGCATACACTACGACGGAGTATGCGCGGTAATCTGTTTGTAGCACGGTAATTAAATTACCTTCGTTGGACCATTTCGCCATTATGGTAGGGGCAGTTACAGGGTATGAAGCTAGCTTTAATGAATCACTTATCTGTATGGGTAATACATGACGATCACGAGTATTACCACGGGCATCGATAGTTAAAAATTCAAAATAAATCATTGATGATAAAGCTAGGTGAAGTGGTCTAGAAAACTTAAACTCAGCCTCAACACGGTGCCACTCTAAGGTTAGTGATTGCTTTATAATAGATTCCCCTACTTTACCCTCCGCAGAATTAATTGTTGCAAGTCTAACGGCCTGCATTTCCATTGTACTGTCGGAATAATGATCGTCATGATAGAAGAAAGCTAAATCTACGTTTAGATCGACTGCACCCGTGCCCAGTCTTCTCATGGGTGGAGCAAGAAAACTATAGCCAGAAGACTTTGAATAACCGTGAGTATTTTGCATCCTTAATTGTGGCGGGATTAGTGGAAAGGGATATTTTAAAATAGATGCAGGATCATGACCCTGTTGCAGCATGATGATATATCTATGTGAATTGGTAATTTCATCAGTCCCCCGTGTTGGGAAACCAATTGGTATAGCTGTCATGGTCGTAGCTGCCGATAACCCTATACGTCGATCAACATTAGAGGAAATGACTTGAAAAACGTCCTTTCTTGGTAAAATCCTCTCATTAAAAATCTTGGTTGATAAAGGATATTTATCAATGGAACTAGCTACTTCGTTATTAATGAGATGAGTAACATCAATTATCTCAGCACCCACTACCGTTAATAGCCTATCATAAGATCTTCTATCTTTTCGAGGAACACTTTGCTTTAAAGCCAACGCCTTGAGTTTGGGTGATGATTTGTATGGACGTTTACCTTTCCTCCATCTATCAGGGTGTTCATAATATGCAGTTACTTTTACGTTCGTGACTCCTTTCTTGATAGCCTTCCCTAAATTGATTAAAAATTTTATCCCATAAATTTCCCCACCAGTACGACCCCTGTCATAATCGCTATGATGATTGCCTATATAGAATAAACAATTGCGCGGAATGTGTAGAAGATCATCCTTAATTGTACGAGTACCCTTAAATATTGCCATCGTCTTCTCCGCTAGAATTAATTGGTGCCGACCATACTATCAAGCAACTCAGTAGAAAGATTATATGTATCACCCCCTAGACCGAGGTATGTCTCTTTAGTCCTAATGTCATATGTGTCATCATGCATCACAATATCAAATATATTTACAAATTTTGTAAGAGATAATTCTCCACCCCCATCAACATCTCCCGAATTCTCCCAGTTTAATTGATTTGTTTGATAAATTTTACCCACATGAAAAAGTCTCTGATCTGGACCGAACTTATTATTATCAATCAAAGTTCCACCATCAATAACTGCTAATTTGTTAATTACGTTCTCGTTTTCTGGAAACTCAAAAATCTGCATTATGATATTGTTGTCCGAAGATGATTCAGTAAAATCGATTTTATTCCAATTTAGATTTATGTCCATTATCGTTTTTTGCATATCAACATATGACTGTAATACCTTATAGCGTTTTACTAAACTATAATCGGGAACAACAAAACTGGGATAATTTCCCATATAGACCATCTTGGCCGCAGTAAGTATTTCATCAGTTTGTTGATCTAAAAATGTTATGTTTTTGTCAATTATATTCTGCAATGGCTTTTTTGAACTAGAGTCTACTATGAACGGATCAGAAAGTGTCGACGAAAAAGCCTCTTTCCAATTAACATCCTCGTTAGAAACCGACGACTGTATCAACCACCTCAATACTTTCACATAATCATCAAACTTATCCGACGCAGGAGAAGTCTTAAACGTTTTTATGTCAGGAATATTCGCTAAATCCAGATTCATCATGAGATATGGTAATATCTCCAATATGTGAACCTCAGCAGGAAGTTTATTGACGGGAGGTAGAAACATAAAATTAACATGTTTATATAATTTCTCATCCTTCCATATCTCCGAAAAATGGCTTTTTAAGGAAGTCGAGTCACCGCCATCGATCAACGCCGGGGGGGCACCGGGGATATCCGGAATGACAATCCCCGCGGCATCGAATTGCGGCTGGGGCCTAAAAGAAAAGTCTACGGTGTCCTTGTCGGTATTAAATTCATCACTTCTACCAAAGGGATCATGCGTAGAAAGAAAATATTGTTGTCCATAACTCGCGGTCATTCCACGTGTAATTTCGTCAGGTAAACCACCTATCAAGGGATTTATAATGGATCCCGTTGGAAATACGCCACTCACAACCAAGTGATTTCCTTTTGATTCCATTTGTCCAGCTATAGCTGAATCCGGTACCTGCAGTTTAAAATCCTCAAAAGTAATTACTCCGTTTAAATCGGTCTCTAGAGTAATAGTGTCTTGAAAACGACTCGTGGCTTCAAAATATATTCTATCCCCTGCATCTGACGCAACGTTTGAGGCCGTTGGTAATCCCGTACCCGCCTCATAAAAAGCATGCCCATCTGTGAGCGTCACATAACGAAACTGCATATGACCATTGGCGGCTTGGGCCCTCCCGGGAGGAGTTATAAGAACGTCTAATATACGATTTTTACTGTTTAATATTCCGGCCATGTTATTTAAATATCCTTAATCCCAATTCTAAAGCGGCTTAGCCCACATGAAATATTAATCCAGCGGCTTAAGCATCATCTCATATTTCTTTCCCGTTATGTTATTCACCGCAATAAGAGCATCCCGTTCCTCCACAATAGTCCAATCCCCCTTATCGTTTCTAAGATGGAGGTCGCCTGTATACACGTTGGCAAAGCGATTGGTGGCACTTCCAAGATCAGTTGCATTATCCGCCCCAGGTAAAATGCTACCACTTACCACAAGATCGCCACCAAAAACCGACGTACCCTTAACCGATGAATCCTTTGAGTCAATTGCCCCTGAAACAAAGAAGTTGGTGTCAGTATACTCGTCAATATTAAAATCTGAATCCTCGTTTGCACCACCGGACAGGATCAGAACCTGATCGGCGCATGAATCGACAAAGATCGCATGCGTAAAGTTGTTTGATTCAACCCGAAAATCATTCTCAGTGCCACACTCGCCAGATTCATTGACAACCAAACCCTCATAGAATAGACCACTCTGAGACACAACCAGGGTGCCAGAAACCAACAAGGAACCGGTTACCGTCTCATCAACTTCAACGACATATTTCTCGGCATACAAAGTACCGCTAACAATGACGTCGCCGCCGAATAGAGACGCTCCTTGAACGCTGGTATTCTTAGAATCCTTTGCACCAGACACATAAAACGCAACATCGGTACCTAGCGTAGTTAGATATTCACCGATCTGTAACGGTGATCCACCGTGTAATGCTCCGGAAATAACAACGTCACCCCCGAATACAGCAGACCCTGTGATGGTCGTATCCTTACTGCCGGCCGTTCCGGAAACAAAGAAGAATACATCTGGTCCTACATCACTTGGAGCATCGGGCATTCCTGGGGTTGCCTGGCCTCCAACAAATGCGGTGGAACCGGTCGTGAATATCGAACCCTTCGTGGTACTGGAGAAAAAAGATCTCCCGACAAGAGGTTCTCCGTTAAACATGAGAGTGCCATTCTCATTGTACAGTTTATTGACAACTGTATCCGGAGCTGTTTTTGGATGTAATATTAGTCCCTTGGCAGAATCTTTAATATCTATTGTACCAATCTGTAGATCGGCTAACGAAATGATCTGTAATACATGGGAATTTTGAGAATCCCTGATAACTAGAAAAGTGTCCCGCTTAATTTTCTGAGCTTCTTGTTCAATTGATATAGACATCTACTTTTCCACATTCACCCAATTAACATCAACTCACACCCAAGTCAGTAATTTGAATCATCACCTTTTTATTTGGATCATCAGATCTATCTACTGCTGGCTCACCATCGAAATAAGGTAATGAAGACGTGGAATTCACACTAAGATTTTGGGATACCGTCTCCTCCGCCTTGATTACGTTTTGGTCTTCATCGACAAAAATAATTACGATAGGAGACTCTGTTGGTGCCCGACCGTCATCAGCAAAACCCACTATTTCAGTAGATTCATCAGGCTCACAGTAAAATCTAGAATCGAGTCTCTGTTCCAACATATCTCTAAGTTGTCCAAATTTATCATATCTAAAAACAGCCGAGGATAACATCGGTGAAGTATTCATAATACCATACCTAAAACCTGTTGAACTACCAAAATTCTTTCGATCAATTAATCGTTGCGTACGATCACCGGAACCCGGCGTTTTAAACAAGTTGTTAAACCTAGAATTTACCCCTACACCAAATAACGCATCTTTAAGATCCTCATAACCCAGAACTCCTTCAAAACTCTTATCATCACTGGACGCACTAATAATCAATATAGCGTCATCTTTAATAACGCGAGGTGGATTAAACCGATAAGGAAAGGGAAGAGAAGAATCAGCATTCCACTCAGATACATCGCCAGTGTCACTATTCACTATTGACATGGCTCCGGAAAAATAATAAGCCGTTACGGGCAATCTTTTTATGTTTTTAGCGCTAAATATCCGTGATGTTCCAGCATAACGTCGAAAATAATGGCTCACTGCCGGCATTAATGAATCATAATAGAGCTCCGATGAATCCCAAAACCTCCGGCCTCGCAGTAAAGAACCAGTAGCACCCTGGGTTCCCCGGGCGCAGCTCCCCACAAGCCGGCGGGTACCCATCAACATTTTCCCCCCCATGACATTATCGATATACGATCCAGAGTATGTATAAAATGGTTCAACTTGAAATTCGTCAAGGGGCTCCGAACCTTCTTGTATTGGTTCATGAATGGCGTCAGATATTAATGGATCATTACTAGTTTCTGAAACTAGGGGACCGTTTCGAGCAATCAACGAACCAAAAAATGTCACTTTGCTAGGGCCCGGGGCCAATACGACCCGTTGAGTTTCAGCAACATTACGCTCCGTAAATCTAGACGGGTGGGCGCCGGCAGGTAGTGGTGTTTGTTGGTTTGAAAAGCCAAAAATCAGCCGGTCTGTCGGGAGAAGAATATAGGGAGATTCCCGAATTAGTTTTTTATACGGCTGCACATACTGTTGGTTTGTCGACGTTGTGGTTCCATCAAAAGCACTTCCTGTGGGTTCTGCGCCCACCACTGCCGCAATATAGCTCCGACCGCTGGAGTCCCCAAAAAGATTGCGACCCCCATCAGGATTTCCTACAAATACTCGCAGATCCAAAGCAGCCGTAGAACCATCAGCGGTAGCTGGACAAACAATTGTGCCCAGGGCATCTGGATAAATACCAGGAGCAGAAGCGCTAAACTCCAATCTAAACGAACCCGTGATGCCTCCGTTTCCATCCGGGTTCGCACCTCCGACTAATGTCAAATCACGATGCTCAAATCCTGATAGATCACTGCCCGTCCTGCTTAAAGAACGTACTATAGTCCCAAAAGCCACCAAATCTTTTTCCCTAGTGACGTGGAATGGACCATTCCTGTTTACATAATACGTATCCGCAGTTGTATCAGCGTAAAACGTCTCTCCTGTCTCGACGGATCTACTCACAGGTGTTTCAAATTGATTAAGAATAAAAAACGCAGTTGTTGAAGGAAATTGATCCTTGAATAGAGCACTCCCTGCTCCTTGAAGCAGAGGAGTATTTACACTTCCCGTAAACTCAAAAACGATCTTCTCTACCATAAAGGGATGATTGATGTATTTCGACATCTGTAATAATTGCCCGTAGTGTCCCTCTTCTGAAGATCCTGTCGCATTAAATTTTGTTGATAAAGGAAATCCGGCAAAATTAGAAGGATACCCTGACGCAGCTGCTGTCCGAATAAAACTTTTGTCGGAAAATGCACCACTACATAGCCCATTAGGAAAAGCCCACAAACTCCCGGTACGCACAGCATTATCACGATTCAAGTAATCAACATTGCTGCCTGTAGTTGTGTCCCCGATAATCTCCCATACACGTCGATCCCAATTAAAATATGATATTCCAGGATTAATACCGGCAGCCAAACCTAGGTCTCTATTAGCATAGGGAGTACCATGAGGTAATGTTCCCGTTGACCAAAAAACCGAAGTTTCTTCAACGGGATTTAATGGAATTGTTAAAATAATCTTGTTTGCTAACTTTGATGCCAAGTTTGGTAGCACCCTTGGATTACTTCCAGTCCAGTAAAACGGATTACTGGGGTTATTATCTAGATACACCCTCGTTTCATCAAACGGAGATATGGATTCTCCACCCGTAGGATGATTCAACGTATACACATACTCTGGCAAGTAATTTAATTCCTCCCCCACTGTTTCTAGAAACACAGGTCTTTTCAGAGTTATACTGGACGAAACGTTGGGGGTTGCCGCGCTACCCGTGCCGTTAAGCGTCAACGGGTAATCAACCGGAAACATCAAGGGGTATGTAACAATAGCATCACTATTACCAATGCCCTGACCGTATATTTTGGACGAACCGCTTGTTTTTGATGCTGCAAATATTAGTGTTCGTGTATCGTCGAACATCAGTGGAGGATTTCCAAGAAAATCCGGATCACCGGTGCGAAGCACCGTTGCATAAGAAAGATCCCACGCGCAGTCTCTATTATTTAAAAGAACCCTAGTGGGATTATTAAGGCGACCTGACCTGTATCCTAATGAACCTGAAACTGGCATATTATTTTAACCAACCCCCGAATGCTAGTGAGTCAGTACCGGCAACGTTTGATAGCGAAGATCCAGTCAACCGACCCGGCGGAAAGCTATATCCAGCGGACGTACTATACTGTCCCAACCCGAACATCGAATCATCCGTGCTTCCCGTCATTTTCATAAACTCTGTCTCAATCGTCCCTGATCGCATGGTTATCCCTCTTCCTTTTGTAGAAAAACATGTTTCTAGTTTTCCCTCTTGAGCTGTCATATCGCTAAAGGGAACTATTGATGATGTCATGAAATTTTGATAAAAAACGTTATTGATATCAGCGTTACCCAACAACTCAGTTCCTGCACGTTGGTACGTCGGAATATCGGTAATTTGTGTTGGAGGAATAGATAAAATCATTGTGCCGCTAGGGGATTGGTTCACCAAAGGGTATGGCGATGGTGCTGCCGAAAGAGAGCCGCTAACACCGTTTGATCGATCATCAAAAGGTCGGATCTGCCCCATGGGATTATTCTGAAACTCTCTGAAATCCAACCACTGTGTGATCGGATACATGGGACACGGTGACGGTATACCAACGACTCCCGGCACATTATAACTCAGGATCTCTTCATCCGTGTAATCTGTCGTTATACTAACATGAAGCCTGGATCGACGATCAAAAGACAGGGGTGCCGTAAAGTCTATCATTTTTCTAATGGGTCCCAGGGGTTCTATCACCCCATCCATTTGACCCAATTCCACGATGCTCTTATATCGCAAACGTAATGGCACGGAACCCGTATTCTCGGGTTGCATCATCCACAAACCAAACTCTGGTGAACCGGTTAAGAAACTCTGTTGTTGATCATCGAAAGGCGTGATTGTTGTTGATGTAGGATCAGGAAGCTCAAATAATTCGAGATCGCCAAAATTTAATCGAACGATATCGTGACTTACGACTAGCCTGTATTTTGCGTTCGATCCAATAGTGCCGGGTGAAGTCCAGTTGGCCTGCCTATCATCAAAATAGTTCTTGGGTGATGTTGATCCAGTATGCTCGATCAACATTGAACCATCCCCTCCAAACAGATGAGGCATTGAAGTATCAAAAAGCTGCTTAAATGTCCGAAGGGATATCCCTTGTCGAAACCTTCCTATTGATCCGCTATATGTTGTCCTTGATGCCATCTATTTCTCCATCACCGGCTAGCATCCTCCCTATTTTGTATCTGCGTCTAGTATTACTGAAAACTGTATATCGGGACCGTCACCAGGATAAAAGATTGCTTGAGTCGCACCCTCAAGCAGTCCCGCACCGGGACCAAACATGTGCAAATTGAGACCAGGGGGAAGATATGTATCCGCATAGTTATAGTGAAACTTGGCACGTTCCAACATGTGAGACTCAATGGTAAACTGTACCCCAAGAAAGTTGGTTTTCTTGGGTAGTAAATGTTCTATCATTGTTCCCAGCGAATCATCAAACCATTTAAAAAACTCAAAAAACTCTTTAATTTTTATCCTACTATTTAAACGATTAAAATAAACGTCACGCAAATTCCTTAAATCAGGATAATCTAGACTAAATATTAGTTCCGGATTCCCCATCATGGTATTTAATATTTCTAATCCGCCAAAAATACTAACGATATCCTCATCCAACGCCTGTACAAAAGAACTCTCCACAAGAAAACGATTATCATCTTCAGGCTCTTCACTTTTTAAAACATCATATAGAGGAGCAGCAACTGCTCCTTCATCGTACTTTATATTATCCTGATTCTCCCAGCTTCTAATTCTAATTTTATTAAACTCACTTCTTTCATCAAATTTGGAATCGATATGACTATAATAAAACTGTTGTGGCTTAATAACAGAAAAGTTGGGTGCAAACCCTGTACCTGACATTTTAAATAACATTTTATCATATCCATCAGATGGGTGTGTTGTTGTATCCGTATTAACCCATGGTCCCCCGCGAGTACCGGAAGAAAAGTTTTGTGTAGTATCAAAAAGACTAATGCCTCCTACAGGATTAGAAGACGTTATAATTTGATGCATAGGGATATCAAGACGCAGACGCTCAAATGAACCGGTTTCTTGAGTCACAAAATTAAAATTCTTTAAAGGGTCTCGAACACCCACTGATTTAAAATTTATGATATGTTCTCTGTCTTCTTTAGGGGTTAGCGCCTTAGACCAAAATCTCAACTGAGACACCTTTCCGTCGAAATTGGTAACATGAGGTAATAACCCCTGCTGAAGAGCTTCGTCATTTAAAAAATATCCCGCAGTATTAGTTCCAACGCTTTGGCTTCCTATAACAACAAATGTGCCAGAAGCATTATCGGTTGACATAACTTTAGAAAGACCATCATCTCGTTTGTTACCGCCCTGTGGCCACTCTATAAAAAGCGAAGATGACGAATAATACCTAAATAACTTACCATGATTCTGCCTACCGACACGCAAAAAATAAGATGAAGAATGTAATGACCCAATCTCTTCTGCACATTGCCGACCCCATGATACGTGCCATACGTTTCCATCAAAAATATTAACACCGGTTAGAACCAAGTGCAAAACAGGGCCGCTAGCGGCAGTAACTGTGGGTCGTCCCAATAACTCAATTGACCCAGTACGATTACGTTCTAAAGATTCAGATATAGTCACTAAATTAAAAAATATAGCCTGTGTGTTTGCATATGCACTTGTCCCTGTACTATGCAATCGCATAAGACTCTGTGATGTATGGTATGCAATATTACCGGAACGAAACGTATCAAATTTATACAGTGCCTCGTATGTAAAGGACCCAGACGTGAATAAACCATCATCCCGATCGTCAGAAATACCGTGTAACGGATGCTTGTTTTTACTTACAAAAGTACCCTCCGGAGTTGGAAACCCTACCTCAATCCTGGAACCCGATAAAAAGGGTGACATGATAAAAGGCCTACTCGGGTGTATTCCTTGTGCATTGACCGCCTCAGGATCTGTAACACTGGCCAGTGATCCACTAAAATCCAACATCGATGAATATTCGGATTTGAGGCGCCGTGTTTCCAACAGTAGACGACTTTTAGCTCCGCCAAACTCTCTAAATCGAAAATTATTATCCGGATTCAGTCCTGCGGCCCGAATCAATGACTTAATAGAATGCGTTGTTCCCTTACTACGCATAATATCATTAAGACTAGCTAAAATACGTCTCCATAATTCATTTTGAACATGCCTCAAGCTAAACTTGCTATAGGTCGGATCTGCCAATAGATTTTCACCCTCATTATACTGTTCTGGGGTGGCAGTCGTATAAAATCCAGGCAATGCAAAACCATAATACTGACCTACAAATGTAAGAAATTGGTCTGCCACCATGTCTTCTTTTGTATAATCAACATGTAATAATTTAGAAAAATGATCAGAAAATATTTTTAACTCATCAAAGTATTTTCCCCACATTAATGTTAACAAGGTTATTATTTGCGGAGATCCAAGACGACCCCCGCCGGGAAAATCTCTTGACCCTTCAGCATATGGTTTGGCTACATTGCCGTCGACCGTGTTATATCCCTCTTCCGCTTTTCCCTCTAACAAGAAATGGCGAGGAATTAATTTTGTAATAAGATTAGGGTTATTAGCATCATATCTACTAGCAGTCAATAATAAATTAACATTGAGTGATATCACATCTTTACTGCTGGGAAATAAAACGGGGTTTAAGTTTAACCTTTCGTTTTTAAGAGGCAACGATTGAGTTACGTCAGTTCCCATTTTTAAATCACGTAATGATTCCGTAAAATTCGAAATCGCTGCATGTAGCGAATTTCCTGAACTATCCAAGACTAAACGATTATTTGTATAAGATCCTGTCACTTCATTAAACTTATAATAAAGCTTTAAATCGCCTGTCGGGAACACGTTTTTAAATTGATACGTCTTTTGGTTTCCCTTACTACGTACTCCGTGAAATATCCTTAATTCATCCAAAGCCCCTGAAAACGTTTGTTTTGGGGTAAAATAAAAATTACCTTGGTCTGTAGGGTTGGGCATGGCTTCTGACGAAGATTGGTGTTGAACACCGGAACCAATTAATAAATTAGAAGAATAAAATATAAATTTATCGAACGTCTGGCGAAAACTACTAGTAGCAAGCAAAACACCACTTTGGTATAACTCTATCTGATTCACACCCTGTTCGTTATTAAAAATAGCGCCCACCTGAGTAAAACGGCCTTTCTCAACATTCATACTAGCCGTTATAACTGCTAGGTCACTTATCACGCTTCCTGAAGAAATTATCATGGATAAGAGACATGTTGTAGCTGATGTGCTTCTATCTAGGCCTATTGTCAACCCATTCTGTTCATCACTTAATTTTTGTAATATTATTTGTTCTTCATTAGCAACTGGAGGAATAAATAACTGCATATCAAATGATATTGACTTGCCGTGCTTGGGCCCTATTACATTTTGGCCATCATCTTTTTTTGACAAAGTTGGCAATAAGGCACCAGCAACATCTTCAACCTTAATATGGGTCCCCAGTTCTGCTGCATATGTTCCACCGGTAGTGGGATTTCCTGCCGGGGTTTCATAGAATGTTGTACCCGAAAAATGAAGAAATCCTAGCCACTTCGGAAAAATATCATATACATATTTTTCGAAACCTGGTAGATTATCAAAAAATGCCTCATACTCTCTATATGTTCCGTCAAAAGGGTAATCATTAATGATATTATCAAATGCAACGTTTACCTTAGATTCCGCGGAATTAAAAAATATATGATTGGCAAAGTTAGACCAATCCAAAGGTATCTGTTGGGTAGATTTTACACCGGGTTTCCATGGGGAATCATATCTAAAAGATGCCGTACTCTCAATATTAGATCCTGAAAGGAGATCACCCTTCCCAAGTACAGGAGAACTTCCGACCATGAGTTGCTTTATCATCCCAGGTGCAAACATGGCCGAGTTTTTAAATAGTCCTTTACTCATAACATCTATCTAATACTAAAGTTAACATTTTTACCCTCTTCTATGATTTCAATACCGGCTTCCTGAATAAGAAAATCAATGGTATAGGTTCTTCCCTTTGCAAAATCCACGTATGTCTCAAAAAACATCCCTCCAGAATCCGATGATAACCTTGTTCCCTCATTCGTGGTCTTAAAAGGAACTACAATTGTATTATCAACAGTATCACGTATACGATAATAAACCTTTTCCAATATTACGCTATTTAAACTATAAGGTAACCTACTGACTTTTTGCGTTTCTTCAAAATCCCTCACGAATACTCTAAAAAGCGCCTTAGTACCAAATGTATATTCACTTTTAGCATTCGTAACAATTAACTCCAATCGGCGAGGGTTTACGTTAAACGCATATCGAGGAATTCTGTCTACGGTGATGCTTCCAGTATAATATCCCGTTAGTCCATCGGCAGAACTCCAGTATTCATCAAACGTTATTGACCCTGTTCGAGATACCATATCTGCTAGTGATGTACTAAAGTCTACAACCCTACTATCGGAGGACGATATGGCAAATGAAGCAGAATATACGCCGGTCACATAATTGTAGGTCTCAACAACACCCCCTTTATTGGTATCGTTCATCATTGTTCCGGCCTGCATCTGCGAAGCGCTTATGGCTTGACTCCATGAACCTGATCGTAGGGTTACCAAAATACAGTCTGTGCCGGTAACTTCCGTAAGAGAAGATCCTGATAGGATATTTGCCGGAATTCCACGGTGGAAATTCTTAAGAAATAGTGAACCACTTAAATCAAAATAAAAGTTTTTATGATTATCAATCAAGGAATCATTATATGAAACCTCTATTCGGGGACGTAAATTAAAATTTGAAACGTGCCTAGATGCAAATCGTTTCACAAAACGCGTTTTGTTATCCTGTTCCTGCGAACCGGTAAACGATATACGCAACCCACAATCGGGTAAAATACCAGCAACGGTAGCCGAAACGATCGTAGTAATATTCATGGATAAATTTTCGCTTCCCTCTACAAATTGCTGAGCTACCCCCAATCCCGTCATCCCATTACCATCATTTAAATTCCCGGACACAATATAATCAATATTTGCAGGATATTTACTAGTTCCTCCCGTAAATCTTGCTGGAGGGTTTGTACTACAGCTATCGTTAAATCCAGCCGACGTTTTAATTTTGGTATTACCTTCAACGCCGGCCACAGTTTGTGCTAAGGTAAGTGAAGCCCCCGCAAGAGTAGTACCTATCTTTCCATTATGCCCGGTTACACCGTCAATTGCTATCTCTAGTTGTGCTGCCGAGGCGTCAGCATCGACACCGGAATCAAATGCAATCGTACCATCACTTTGCTCCGTACCGGTAGTAGAACCGGCCTTTGCAATATAAGTTTTAGTCGTAAAGCTAGTTCCATTATCATAACTTATAAGCGTTATTACTCCGTCTTCAGTTGCAATCCCGCTAAACGTAAATTGATCAGCTGTGGCTGCAACGGGGGTAGAGACCGTAAGGTCAATAATTCCTTCCTGGTTGGCACCCGACATGTACCAAGGATAAACAGTGGAGTTACTATATGACGCTGTAATAAAATTTGTACAGCCTAAATCAGAGAATGAAACAATATTTTTTCCTATACCCTCATCAAATGATTGTGATAATGGAAAAGCCATTACAGTAAAGTCTGAAGGTGTTGCTTGACCTCCCATAACATCGTATAACTTAAGATGGCATTGAAAATCAGAAGAATTTAAATCCAACGTATTATTCATTAAAGATGTTATCTTCTCGTAATTAAATTTAATCATCAACCTTGACAGTTCATTGATATTATTTGGCACCCCCGTGCTCATAACTCCTGAACCGCTTGGAAGAGTCGACTCATTGTATAGACGAAAAAGATCCAATGTAGATGCTCTTCCCACATTGGCATCCGATGCGCTAAAAGCATTATTAATAACCTTATTGGTAACGTAAGTATCTTTACTAGCCGTTAATATAAAATACACAATTACTCCTATGCTGCGGTCCCGACTATATCAAAATCCGGATACTTTAATTCAAAAATACCGCCCGGGGGTGGAACAACCATCCCACGAACCGTAAGATTTGCGGGCCTAAATGACGTATATCCATAAACTCTGTCTGCGTCAGATCCAAACTTTGATGTAATACGTGGCATTTCTACAAGAGATATAACATCATCAGCATTAATAACAATGTTTATAATTTCCGCCAAAATGATTGGCTGGTTGATTTGAAAATTTCCAACAACCAAAATATTCTTAAGTTTATTAATAACATTCTGGATTGCAAGGTGTTTATTAGCGTGGGGATGAACAATAACTTTAAATTGTATACCAAAATTCAACACCTGAGTGTCTACAACATCAACTGCATCAGATACTAGCCTGTATTCGTTTAAATATTTACTTAGGTTTTTCTTTAAGGGATCTGACGAGGGCACTAAATACCCGTTTTCATCTTTACTTATTACATGTAAAACAGATGCTAGCGGATTATTGGGATTTGCATTAATCCCTGCCCTAAAAACTCTCCCAAAACGTGAAGGAAGAGTATAAATTCTAGCCAATAAATCAGCTCTACTTACAATCCTGGACTGCATATGCCTAGTAGCCGGAATCGAAGCTCTCAAATCTTCGAGTGTAGGAGAAGGTAAACCCCCAGTAGCTTTCTCTAAATTAATAACTGTTATAGAAGTACGTACACTCTCTGCATCGCGAGGAAGAGGCTCCCTTTCAAATGTCATTATCAAAGAATCGATGGTAGTAATTTCTTTTACCCCTATATTATGTGAAAGACCTCCTCCATGCCGATACTTAATCCGTAGTGTAGTATTTGTCGGAGAGATTCCCAAAGTCTGAGTATCTAATAATGAATTAGGGTTAATCACAAATCTAGGAAACGTTTTTTTCCCATATAGAGGAAGAGCTAAATCACTAGGATCCGGAACGATATCATTATCTAGTGTCTCAGCTCTCCCAGAACCAAATTGAATTGAGGTAATTTTTGATTTGGGATTTACGACCCTGACAAAACGATGAGGAGCGGGTATAATCTCTATCTCTTGTTCAACGACAGTATTGTCAGAACCTATGGTTGGAGTACCCCCAAATATTACATCTTCTGTAAGAGCAGAAACTTCATGATAAACATTTCCGTTACTGTCAACCACAGAAATAATATCGGTCACATTCGGTTCGGCCAACACCATTTCACGAAAAGGAACATGCACATTACCGACGGTTACAGCCTCAGTTTTTTCCCTTCCCGACAAGCAAATCCCGTTTAAGCTCATAAGATACTCAGACGGCAACCCGCTCGAATCGACTTCCGTTATTTTAACGGCTGCGAATAAATCACCCCCGGCCGTTATTCGACTAAAGTTTAATTCTTCCACCAAGTTATACTTAATTCCATTATTACCGCGGAGCACGGTGCCCATTCCGATAATTGGCAACGCAGATCTTTTTGGTCTTCGCTCTCCGAACGAATCTGTCTCACTCGGTACCAGTATTGAAAAATTAACCGTGACAGAGGCTGGAGAAGCTGTAACAATGGGAACTCCGGCACTCTTAAGATGATTAATAATGTTATTTGTTTCAATAGCAGTTAGTGGATTTAGTTCATTAAATTGATGATCCATATAAAATGATAATGAATCCCCTACCATCGCTGCCATATCCAATAACAGTCCACCCAATGAAGCTTCCGAAAAGTCTTTAATCTTATCCGGAAAATATATTCTAGCATATGAAAGTAATTCTGCTCGAAAGCTATCAAAATCTTTCGACAAATAGTTTCGACTACGCACCTGCTTGAGTTGTTTCTTAATATCAATTGGCATTTTTTATCCTACCGCATATAATGTTATGTCAATTCTTTTATTAAATACGCCTAAATCAGGCAAGTTGTATATAACGCTGAATCCCTTATGTGCAATGCCTGTATTACTTTCCTGATTGGCATTGAATGGAATAAATTCATGTAATTTTACGAACGGCATGTATATACGTATGGCGGTGCTTATTCTTCTCATGGCTTCAGCATCCACGGCGTCTGATCCTAGCTCAAATGCTAACTCTAATAAATTAGCACCAAAATTATAAAGGCCCAATCTCTCTCCATGATTGGTCAAAAGTAAATTTCTGAGATTATCTGCAATTTGATCTGCCAAACGTTTATGCATTGCAAAAATCCCGTCTCCCTCTGTCCCCCACTGAATGGGGGTCTTAATCCCCACAGGGACAGCAAGAAGTGACGTATCTCTTAACTCATTGATATCGGCTTGTGTTTGTCCCACACTTTTGAAATCATATTTTTTATAATTCTGACTATCTGGCATATTATTCCTCTTTAAAGTATCACAAATTAAATATGATCCTTTGCGAATAACTGGAGCACATAAACATTAAATTGGCCGAACAACACATTGTGCTATAGCACATGTGCTATAGCACACTATTTACATCTAACCAGAGTGCTCAGTATATTTTTCGGATCGAGGGCGGGGAGAGGTTGTTGGGGTTGGAGCGGACCAGCAAATCCCGTTTCGGTGGCCACCTCGGTTATATTAGAGTCCGCAATTAAGAACCCCGCATTAACTGCACTAATTATGGCATTGAGTTGAATGACTAGCTGGTTTCCTAAAACTAGCGGCTCTGTCGGTGGGATTAATCCATCTCCAAGCTCTACGGGCCCGCTAGTAACAATTTTTGTACCGGCTAAGGCCATAGTTCCATCAGCCAAAAAACTAGCAACACAATTTGATGCCGGACCGGCAACCAACCTAACACTGTCTCTGGCAACTACTCTAACGTGAGTTGACTTAACAATCACATAAGGGGCGTCATCAATTGGTAACGCGAGGTCCGCGCCTACAATTGGTGGATACACCAATCCGAAATTCGTATCTCCAGAAGTCTTCATAGAGACATATATTCGACTTAAATCCTCTACAAAGTCCGGATCACCCTCACATGGATTTGTATAATAGTTGTTTTCAACATTGGGGGGAAACAACACTGGGTTTTTATTTGTTTCCTCAAAATTTCGTGAATTTTCAATTACCAATGGTGCTGTTTTGGTACCCTTCACTCCCCTTCCGGCAACAATGTCAATTGTTCCCTTTAAAAGAACTGACGGGGCCTGAGCCCCTACGGTCGGACCCGCCCTCCATGTAGCATTACTAATATTGGGATTGGGACCCCCATGATCTGTTGTAGCATCAGAAGGACGACCGGTCCCAATTGGAGGAGGTGCAGCTGTCCAACCCCTGTCCTCCCCCAAACAGATAAGTGTATTATTGGATCCTTGGAGTGCTAAATCACCTGGACGCTTTTTAAAACGAGGCACTGCTTCATTCGTAATTGTATGATTGACATTTGGAATTGCTTGTGTAAAAATAAGCTCATAATCATCCGGCTTTTGGAGTGTATAATTCTCCGTTTGACCGGCTCCATTGAAAAACTCAGGTTGAGTCGGTTTGGTTTTGGCCTTGGTTTGTTTCGCACGTTCTAGAGAAATTCTGTCATAGTGAGTAAAGTTTAAATCGTCCACATTATCAGGAGCAGAAATACGACACACCCAATATGTAAGTCTTGAACCCTCCTGAGGGGAAGCATCTATCAACCAGACAGTTTCTCCTGGCTTGACCGGAAGACACAAACTGGGTGGGAAAAGAGGGTAAGCCAATATTGATGCTCTTTGTTGTCTATCTGATGCATCTGTGATGTCTCTAGCAAGAATAGAGTTTCTAGGAGCTGTTTGGAGGTGCACCTTATTAATACACCTAGGAATGCCGGTCTCGGGATCTCCATCTTCAAGCTGTTCTAGCTTATCTTCGCTTATGACACCAGGATCATAGAGAACCTCTGCGACGACGGCCGCACGGAGAATAGGTTGTGGTAGATTCTCAAGTGAAGTTGCTTCTTCAAAAGAATACTCACCATGATCTCTTCCACTAGTCACATAATCTATATAATCTAGACCATCCGTCATTATCTTTATCCCTTAATTTCAGAAAAAATCTCATCCGGGTCAATCTTGGATGATCGATCTTCAGACTTAGAAATTAACTCTGTCAACTTTAGAATTTGCTCATTGGACTTACACATTCTCTCAAGATACTTGGATAATATTGGCCCTAATGTAACGTGTTCAGTTGTTCCCATCTGCATTTGTTTGAATGCATCCGTAAACAACATCGAAGCATTTTCCCTATCCAATATTGCATTTTGGTATATTTCCTGCCATAATAATTTCTTTTTTTCATTAAGGCCATCAATCGACTCTAGCAAATCGGCAAAGTCTCCTACGCGTAATTTTGATTTTTCATATTTTTCTATTAATTTATCCAACCGAATATTTGTCATATGATGCTCTCCGAATTAATTCGTTCATGAGCTAACTCTCTATAGTGTTTCCTAATAGCAGACATCGCAACAGAAAGTTGTTTGGAATTTAATCCAGATATATCACGCACATAAATAAAGATTGCCCTTTTATTAAGAAAATCTAATTGCTCTATATTATTAAATACAGTGATGATAGCAGCAATGCATATTTGTTCCTTTTGACCTTTTACTCTGGATTCAATCCTATGTAAAATCTCCAGTATTTCGTTTTGTAGATTTTTCTTAATTAAAATTTCATCAGGAGAAGGAATAAAATCATAATTTGCTAAACATTTTTTATCAAATGCATTTAATACGCTAAGGTCACTTAAGCTAACATTTCTCATTGCACGCTTTTTAGATTTTCTAGAATTCATTATGAGCCAATTTTTGGCTACCACATTGAAATACGAAAATGCTTTAGTGCCTCGTATAGGATCCCATTTTGCGATTGTTTCGTAAAGAAAACTAACACAATCACTCTTAAGATCATGATAATTCTCTTGCGGGGTTATAAACCCATATACAAAAATTAAATTTTCAACTAACTTGTCAAATGCCGGCAAAATATCTTTCACATAAATTGTGTGTTTTTCTTCGCTTGACTCTGATTGCTGATATGTAATAATGTGATCCTGCGTTTCTTTACTAAAATATAGCCGGGAACCCGATTTCCGACGTTTTATTTTTTTTGCTCCTTTCAACTGTATTATGCTCCGGCATTTATAATATTAAAGTGGTCTTTTATACTCATCAGAATCTATATTTGTTAAGGCAATTGCTATTTGTACTATCGACTCCCTGCATACCTTAATATCATTTAGAACTTGTTTTACTTCGTGGCTATCATAAAACAAAGGAGTTTTGAGTATTTTATCCATCGATGTATATCCATCGTCTAAAACATCCAAAGATTCCTCTACTACATCCTGAATTCGAACGATAATAATTCCAAACTTAATAACGTAAAAAATACTAATACAACATGCTATAAAGAGAACTAATGATATTGTAATCCATAGTCCAGTCATTAAATTAGATTCCCAAGAACTTCATCATAATGTTGACTAATTTTATCTTGCGAAAATGATAGCCTTATCTTCTCGCTTAATTCTTTTGCCCACCGGTGAGGAATTGATGGAGCTTTGCGAAATTTCTGAAACCTTTGTTTTGCGCTGGATTCAATGGGCTCAGCCCATTTAGCTCCGGTAACAAATATATTACCGTCAACACGAGCCTCTGGGATGGGTGTCACCTGGAAGTCAACAGGAATAAATTTTCCCATTTTAAGAAAGTCTAAATGACCAGACCAATTGGTAGCTATTACAGGAAGGCCAGAAGCAGCGGCCTCTAGAAGAGGTAACCCAAACCCTTCGCCTCGTGTTAGGCTTACTAGCGCCTTTATTTTGGGGTCTCTATATAAAGAAGCTATCTCATTTAAATCCATAGGACCATGTAATACGTGTATCTTAGGATATGGCCCTACCCTTACTTCGTTTACTAATTTATTAATTGTTCTAACCGTAACCCGTTTATCAATAGTAGTATTTTTACCAGAGTTAGTTTTTATAATTACCCCGACATCCGGATCATCCTTGAATGTCTCACACAACCACTTAATAGTATTGAAAGTATTTTTTCTATCAGTGTCTGGATGATGAGCTGTTAGTTGACCAAAAATCAAAAAATTAAATTTAGTATCTACATCAAGAAAAAATTCATCTAAATTTTCGTGTAATATGGCATCATAAAATGACTCCGGAACTACACTAACGGGAGTCTTGGATCCCCCGGAGTTTTTAATTACCTGATGTACATGATTAGAAGGAACAATTATATGTGACATTCGATTGCAGCATTCCACCCATGAAGAATTGCAAATATCAGTTTCTACGAATGCTGAAATGCCTACATTTTTTTTCGCAAGGGTAGGGTCCCATTCATTTGGAAGCTGCACCTGTATAGAAACGTCAAAGACTTCCTTAGGGTCATACGCTGATC